TGGTGATCCACCCGGGATTCGAACCCGGGACACCCTGATTAAAAGTCAGGTGCTCTACCAACTGAGCTAGTGAATCAAATGGCTGGGGCAGCTGGACTCGAACCAACGCATGCGGGAGTCAAAGTCCCGTGCCTTACCGACTTGGCTATGCCCCAATAAGCCCAAAAAAAGTGGGGTGGCTAGTGAGGATCGAACTCACGCGTGCCGGAGCCACAATCCGGTGTGTTAACCGCTTCACCATAGCCACCATGTCGTACTTATCAGCGACTTTGTCATTTTACCACATCTTATAGGGTGTGTCAACAAAATTGTAAAAGGAAAAACAGGGCGGCAAAGGGAGCCTTCCGGCAACAGCCCATCTTTTAGACTGCGGTTCAGTCCACACCGGCAAGGGTCCGATGAGCAAGGCCAACAGCCATTTCATTGAGGTTCAGAACGCCAACACTCATGAAGATGGCGACGCAGACGTGTTCCCCATAACGAGCAATGCCCACCTTGCCGCCGACATTAAAGCCCGAGGCTTTGGCAATAACCTGGCTTAGGGCTTCATGGGCAGCACCTGCCACAGTTCCAGCCCCGACGTGACTGTCTGAGACGATATGCTGCCGTTCGGCCGCCACCATGGCACGTTCCACAATCTTTGTGACGCTTGGCAAAAACTCACCGCCAAAATTAACGGCAGCCGTACGGAATCCTTCTTTGGCGTAATTTGCTTTCAGGCGGTCCTCATCGTCCCTTGTTTCAGACATGGCCATGCGCAGGGCCGCTCTCCCAACATCAATGCTGAAAATTTCTTTTTCCATTGTTTTGCTCCATTCCTACTTCGATTCATCAATAGGACCGATCACCCATGAGGGGATGATGGACCCGTTTCAGTGTCAGTTTCTTAGCAATCTCCACAGCTTCCTTGAGGTGAACATCGGTTTTAAAATCCTTGTCCTCAAAAATACACATGGGATCGTCCACACCAATCTCACTGCCCGGCATATATAGATATTGGTCATTATCTGGATCACCGAGGATGTACCCAGCTCTCAGTTCTTCTGCAATGATTACGGACACAGCGAGGCCTCCTTTGCTTTTTCTGTCCTACATACTGCATTTATTGTAACAGGTGCCGGCCATTCATGCAATGGATTTGCCACGCTCCCCCTCTTTCTTTTAGCTGCAGAAAAGGACGCGATCTGCTATACTGGAAAGCATAAAGGAGGATGCCCTATGGAACTTACGCTGCTGCCTGATGGAATCTATGAGCGCGTCATTTCAGACGAACTCGGGAAGGTGCTTGACGAGGCAAGCAAAGAAGAACAGATTTGGAAGGAGACGGAGACGGTCGATTCCCAGGAAGGGGCCCGTTATCTATCTGATTATGCCGGCCGCCTCATTCACTGTTGCCTAAAGGAAATCGCCGATCAGGATGAAGAAGGAAGTACGGCCCTTAGTAAGGAACTTCATCTTGTCAATGACCTCATCCGGCTTCTTTCAAAACGCATGGAAACCTTAGGCGAAGGCCACACCGTAAGCCGTGAGGATTTTCTTCTCACCCAGCTGAAACGGCGTCAGAATACCCTCAAGGAAATCATTCTGGAGCGGCCTTTATCGGGGCTTTCCCATTCCACGCTCTTTACCAACAGCAAAAAGGACGTTTCCCTTGTAACGGAACTGCAGCGGGAAATCCAATCCGCGGACCGCATCGACCTGCTCGTTTCCTTTATCAAATATTCAGGGTATATTATGATCCGCCCCTATCTCCAGGAATTCACCCGCCATGGAGGAAAGCTCCGCGTCCTTACGACAACCTATATGGGTGCGACCGATCCCAAGGCCGTAGCCGAGCTGGCGGCTCTTCCCAATACGGAGGTCCGGATTTCCTACAATGTCAAGGAAACGCGTCTTCATGCCAAGGCCTATATTTTTTACCGCAGCAGCGGCTTTTCCTCGGCTTATGTCGGATCATCAAATCTCTCCCATGCAGCCATCGCCGATGGACTTGAATGGAATATGAAGATCACCCAGCAGGATATGCCCCTTGTCATGGAAAAAATCCATACGACCTTTGATACATACTGGCATAGTGATGAATTTCAGGACTTTAGCGAAAAAGACCGTCCGCATCTTGAAGACGCCATTGATGCTGAACGGGGACGGGGCAAAAAGGAAGGTTCCGCCCTTTCCTATGCTTTCCGAATCCGTCCCTACCCGTATCAGGAACAGATCCTTGATGCCCTGCAGGCTGAGCGGCAAATCCATCACCGCACGCGCAATCTCGTTGTTGCCGCTACGGGTACAGGAAAAACCGCCATTGCAGCTTTTGATTACGCTCGCTTTGCCAAAAATAGAAACAAGGAAACCCGTCTTCTTTTTGTGGCCCACCGGGAGGAAATCCTCACCCAATCCCTTTCCGCCTTTCGTCAAGTCCTCCAAGATCCAGGCTTTGGGGAACTTTCCGTAGGAAACTTCAAGGCCAAACGGGCGGACCATCTTTTTATCTCCATTCAAACCTTTCAGCACCAGCGTCTGTGGGAAAAACTTGATTCCCATTACTATGACATGATCATTGTTGACGAATTCCATCATGCAGCAGCACCGAGTTACCAGAAACTGCTCTCCTATTTCAAGCCAAGGATCCTTCTGGGCCTTACGGCAACGCCAGAACGCATGGATGGGAAAGACATCCTCTCTTATTTTGATGGTCATATGGCAGCGGAAATCCGTCTTTCTGAAGCGATTGAAAGACGTCTCTTGGTTCCTTTCCATTATTTTGGCGTAGAGGACCCCATCGACTTGAGTCACGTTGCTTGGTCAAAGGGGCAGTATGAAACAGATGAGCTTATCCATCTTTATGCTAGGGATCATACGGCAGAGATCAGGGCCAACGCCATCTTAAGGGCTCTCACTCGCTATACCAGTGATCTGCGGGATGTAAAAGGCATCGGTTTTTGCGTTGGAATCCAGCATGCCGAATTCATGGCCCGTTTCTTCACCAAGGCGGGGATTCCTTCCCTTGCCCTATCGGGGGATACACCTGATGAAGTGCGCCGGAAAGCAGCAGCTGACCTAGCTTCCGGCAGGCTGACCTTCCTTTTTGTTGTCGACATCTTTAATGAAGGCGTCGATATCCCCGCCGTCAATACGGTACTTTTCCTGCGTCCCACGAACAGTCTCACCATTTTTTTACAGCAGCTGGGACGCGGCCTGCGCCTTTTTGAAGGCAAGGACTGCCTTACGGTCCTTGATTTTGTCGCTCAGGCAAACCGAAAATACGACTTTGCTTCCCGTCTTTTTGCCCTCATGGGGACAAGGAACCTCTCCATTCGCCGTGAAGTTCAGCTAGGCTTTCCCCACGCACCCAAGGGCTGCTGCATTCAGCTGGAAAAAGTTGCCCAGCAAAGAATCCTTGAAAATATCAACAGCCAGCTAAAAGGCCTTTCCTACTATATGGAAACCATTCGTGAACTTTACGAGATAACAGGGAGCGTACCGACACTTGCGGAATTTTTCAAAGCTTCCGGCATCGATCCCCACCTTTTTTATAATGGGAAGCGAACCTACACAAGGCTGCTCATGAAGGCCGGCCTCATAGAAGAACGGGAAGAAAGCCTTGAGGAAAAAGTCCTCATGAGAGCTTATCCGACGCTCCTTTCCCTGGATTCCCCGCACTGGATTTCCTATCTCAAGGAAAACCTGAAAGCTCCTCAACGGCCAACAACGATTCTTGATAGGGAATATGCGGCCATGCTGTACCACACTCTTCTTTCAAAGGATCTGGAAGCCCTTGGGATTATTTCCCCAGAAGCGCTCATCTTGAGCCTTAGCCACTGGCATCCCTTTATCAAGGAACTGGAGGCCTTTTTGACGATGCAGGAAAACGCCCTGTCCTTCCTGCCCCAGTCCCCCGGGGTCCTTTATCCCTGTGCCCTTGAAGTCTATTGTCACTACACAAGAAACCAAATCTTTGCCGCGCTTGGGTACGATCATCCCAGTTCCATCCGCGAGGGCGTCAAGTTCATGACCCCAGAAAAGAGTTTTGCTGTCACCCATCCAACGGATGTCTTTCTTGTAACCCTGAATAAATCAGACCGCGACTTTTCGGAGACAACACGTTATGAAGACTATTCCATCGATCGGATGACCTTTCACTGGCAAAGCCAAAGTACGACGACACCCCATTCAAAGACGGGGCAGCGTTATGAAAGGCTGTGCAGGGAAAAGGAAAAAGCGGGTTATATTCTTCTTTTTGTTCGTGAAAATAAAAAAGATGCCTACGGCGGCACCCAAAGCTATACGTTTCTTGGCCGTGTAAGCATCGAGCGTCTTCAAGGCTCACAGCCCATGACCGCGATCTTGAAACTTGCCCTGCCCCTATCTGCCGGCCTCCTCACGGAAACCGACGCAAGCGGCGTCCTGTAAAGTCCTGTAAATGAAAGATCCCAACAAACGCGTCACATAGACCATTCGTTGGGATCTTTTGTGTTATGCTATACCAAATCGTCAAAGTCAAAAGCGGCGGCTTTCGTGTAGTTCGTTACTTTCGCTTCAAAAAAGTCCGTTTTCGTTCCATTGAGATTGGAGAAGCTTTCAATCCATTCCATGGGATTCTGACTGATTTCCGGGTAAAGGGGCGCAAGTCCAATGGCTTCAAGGCGGATATTGGCCAAATACTTGATGTACTTTTCGATCAGGCCATTATTGAGCCCCAGAATCTTATCATCCGTAATATACTGGCCCCATTTGATTTCATTTTCCGCACCCTGACGGATCATGTCGGCAATATGAGCATCCTGCTCCTTTGTAAAAAGATCGGGCCGTTCATGACGCAGTTCGCGGAGGATATTCTGGAAGAGAATGAGGTGCGTCACTTCGTCACGGTTGATATATTTGAAGATGGTGCTCGTTGCGGTCATTTTCCCCTGGCGGGCCAAGGTGTAAAAGAAACTAAAACCTGAGTAGAAATAAATGCCTTCAAGGATATAGTTTGCCACAATGGTATGAAGGAAATTGCCTTCGTTCGGATCATCGCTGAAGCGCTGATACGCATCGGCAATAAACCGATTCCGTTCCAATAGCGTCGAATCCGTGCGCCATTCATCATAAATCTTATCCCGTGTAATGGGATTTGTCACCGTATCAAGGATATAGGAATAACTCTGCGCGTGAATTTCCTCTTGAAAAGCCTGGATATTTAAGAGGGACGCCACTTCCGGTGCCGTGATATAACGACTTATGTTTGGCAGGTTTTCGCTCTGGACGCTGTCAAGAAAGTTCAGGAAAGAAATAATCTTATCGAAGGCACGGCGCTCGCTGTCCGTAAGGTACGGGAACTGCTTGATATCTTCGTTCAAGGAAATTTCTTCGGGGATCCAGAAGTTATTGAGCATGGTCCGGTAAAGTGTATTGGCCCAATCATATTTGATTCGGTTCCATTCGCGCAGGTTTGTCGTATTACCGCCAATCATGGCCTGGGTCCCGCGCTGCCCATGTTCATTAAAAATAAGTTTCTTTTTCATCTTGCGCTCCTTCTCACACAGTCAGGATGAACAGCTCGTGCATTCATCCATTTCAAGGGACTGGTTCCGCACATAGTAAATGGTCTTGATGCCCTGTTTATAGGCTTCAATATAGAGGTTCAGTATTTCCGAGGCCTTCATGCGGGGCGTGATATAAAGATTAAAGGATTGGGCCTGATCGATGTGGCGCTGACGGGCTGCATTGGCACGAATGGACCACTGCTGGTCAATGGTATGAGCTTCCTTATAGAGCCAGAATGTCTTTGGGTTAAGGTCCGGTGCCGTTTTCGGGGTAAAGGATCCTTGTTTTTCCTCTATGAAGAATTTCTTGAAAATAGGATCGATGCCAGCCGTTGTATTGGCAATGTTGCTCGTTGAACCGGTTGGCGCCACAGCAAGGAGATACCCATTGCGCATACCGTACTTGTGGACGTCGGCAGCAAGACGCTGCCATTTTTCACTGGTATAGCCGCGCCGGGTAAAGTATTTGCCCGTATCCCATTCAGATCCCTTGAAGGCAGGATAAGCCCCCTTTTCTTTGGAAAGTTCCATGGACGCTTTGATGGCATAGTAGGCAATCTTTTCAAAAAGGGCATCAGCCGCGGCTATGTGTTCTTTTGATTCCCAGCGCAGGCCGTGCTTTACAAGATAATGGTGGTAGCCGCTCGTGCCAAGGCCGATGGCCCGGTATTTGTCACAAGTCAGCCGGGACTCCGGTACCGGCGTCTGGTTGATGGTAATGACATTATCGAGCATGCGCACCTGAAGGGCAATCTGTTCTTCCAGGAAATCTTCATCAATCTTGCCAAGGTTGATGGAATTCAAGTTGCAGGTGACCATATCGCCTGGCGCTGTCACTGTCGTAATGGTCCCATCATCCTCAAGGATTTCTTTTTTGAGGTTCGTAAAGCCCACATTCTGTGCGATTTCATGACACAGGTTCGAAGCATAGATCATCCCCGCGTGCTTATTGGGATTGGCTTCATTGACCGTATCCCGGAAAAAGATGAAAGGGGTTCCCGTTTCAACGGCACTTTTCATGATTTTTTTCATCATCTCAAGGGCGGGGACGCTGATGCCATGGAGACGGGAATCCTTTTCACAAGCAAGGTAATGCTCCGTAAAGGCTTTATCTTCCTCCGTATCGTAGAAGTCTTCCAGAGCAAAGCCCATGACCGTATTCACTTCATGCGGATCAAAGAGGGTAAAATTTTCGCGTTTGATGAGGCGCTCCATGAAGAGGTTCGGAACGGAAATAGAGGGAAAGATATCATGGGCCTTGCGCCGATCATCGCCGTTATTGGTCCTCAGTTCAACAAATTCATAAAAATCCTTGTGCCAAATATCAAGGGTCACCGTCGCGCCGCCCTTGCGCCTACCGAGCTGGTCAACGGCAACAGCCGTATCGTTATAGAGCCGGACCCAGGGAATGACCCCTCCGGAAGAGTTCTTGAATCCCCGGATATCACTGTTGAGGGCCCGAACCTTCCCCAGATAGATGCCTAGGGCCCCTCCATGCTTGGAAACACGGGAGAACTTGCTGTTCACATCATAAATGGACCAAAGGTTGTCATCGACACCTGCCACAAAACAGCTGGACAGCTGATGAAATGGCGTGCCAGCATTAGCAAGGGTCGGCGTTGCCGTTGTCATCTTGAGCTCGCTCATAAGGTCATAGAACTTCTTGGCGTAGGCCACCTTGTTTTTCCCTTCAACGAGAGCAAGATGCATGGCAATGGCCATAAAGCGTTCCTGCGGCAGTTCATAGACTTCCTTGTTAAATCCCCGTACAAGATAACGGTCTGCCAGGAGTTTGAGTCCTTCATAGTTAAAAAGGTAGTCCCGTTTCGGTTTGATATAATCCCCCAATTCCTGGAGCTCATCTTCCGTATAGTCTGTCACAAAAAAATCAGCATATTTCTTCTTGTCAACCAGCATATGGATGAGATTGGAGAAATTCCCATAACCAAAGGCCTTATAACGGCGCTGGATGGCAGCCTCTTTATAGAGGTCAAAGAGGAACAGGCGGGCAGCCACAAACTGCCAATCCGGATTCATCTCCTGAAGGGGTACCCCGCCCCCTTCATGACGGGAGGGAATGACTTTTTCAATGGCCGTGCGGATCAAGGTCTGCTGGATCTGTTTCGTGGTCATACCATCGACAAACTGAAGCTTGGAATCCATTTCAAGCTCCATGGGATCGCATGAATCAAGTCCCAGACAGGCAAAAGCAATCATACGCTTGGTCTTTTCGACGGAAAGGGGTTCAAAATGCCCGTCCCGTTTGCGGATCATGATGTCCAT